GAGTTAGCACTAGCTCCACCAATGATAGATTGATTTTCCATTAGGTAGAAAGTATTATTTTTATCTATTACAGATAATGTTGCGCTTGATGGAACTGAAATTACGTTAGCGAATGCATAAGAAGTTCCTGCTGTTCCATTTGCTGCTGTGTGAATTTGTACTGTAACGTTTGTAGCTGCTGATGTAACGTTAGCAACCATGATTGATTCTACTTTATAAACTTTTCCTGAGTTAGTAGCATTTGCTAAAAGAACGTTTGTTAAAGTAGTAGTAAGAGCAAATACAGTTGTATTACCGTATATCGAGTTTACTGATACTATATTTGGATTTGCCATTTTTTATTCTCCTTGTTGATTATTATCCGAAAACTAGAGTTAATGCAATAGATTTTCCAGCTGTAATTCCAGAATTACCAAAACTTAAAGCACCAGAACCGTTGGTAATTATAGCTTGTCCTGAAGTACCATCGGATGTTGGTAAAGTTAATGTAAAACTTGAAGCAATAGTATTAGCTGCTTTTAAACCTATATATTCTCCACCAGCTGTGTCTTGTAATCTTATAGCTCCTGTATTTCCAATATTTAAGTTAGCTCCATCCCAAGTAAAATTAGTAGATCCAGCTAAAGCTCCAGCACTATTAAATTGTATAGCACTAGTTGTTCCTCCAATAGATAAACCAGCTACAGCTTGAGGTAAACAAAAGTTTACAGCGTTTGCACCATCTACATAGATATATGCTTTAGTTGATGTTGCAATAGAAACTGTTGTAGAACCACCAGCAGAAATTGTAGCTGTAGCTCCTGAATTATTTATAATAACATAATCTTTTTCAATATTTGGGGTTGTAATTGTAATTGTTGTTCCTGATAAAGAACCATTAAGAACTATAATTTTATTTCTTCCAACTTCGTCTGTATAAGTTGTTGAAGATGAATTTGTTGTAAAAGCTAAAGTTGTATTTCCAGTTACAGTAATTGGATATACACCAGAAATAGCTGAATCAATATCTTGAAGGTTAACGTTTGTAATATAACCCCATGTTCCGGAGTTTTCGCCTGTTGCTTGTAAGTTTAATCCTAAATTACTAAATGTACTTGCCATATTATATTCTCCTTATCACTTTTTTAAGGTTTTGTCATTATGGTATTTGAGACCAAAATTGACTAGTTGTTGCATTTATAGTGCTCCAAGTTTGGCTTGTAGTAACACTAATATCACTCCAAGTTTGACTAGTTGTAGCGTTTACCGTATTCCAAGTTTGATTTGGATTAGGTGTAATTGCAGACCAATTTTGACCTGTTGTTGGATCTATTATAGACCAAGCATATACAATAGGATTTCCAGCACTTAAAGTCAATCCATTTCCTGTAGGAATGACTATATTTTGTGTAATAATAGATAAATCACCAACACCTAAATTGACTTGATTTCCAGTTACAGGTGTTCCTATTCCAATTCCAACAGTCCCAACATTTACATTTACAGAATTTCCAGTTGTTACAAGTGTATTACTTGTTCTAGTTAAAACATCTCCTGTTTGAGTAGAAACCTGACTTCCAGTTACTTCATATTTAACTTGAGTATTTATAGTAGGAGTACCTGTAGATAAAGTTACACTTGATCCTGTGGCAGTAACTCCTAAACCTAAATTAATTGTAGGTGTTCCTGTAGAAATAGCTACACTTGATCCTGTTGTTGCAGCATAAATTCCAGAAGAAGTTGTAACACTTCCTGTAGATAAATTAATTTGACTACCAGTTATATCAACATAGTTTTTACCAACAATAGTTGGAGTTCCTACAGATATAGTTACACTTGATCCTGTTGCAGTTACAATTGTAGGAAGAGCAAGAATAACTGTTCCTGTAGCAACTTGAAGACCATTGCCTGTAGTAACTATATTTTGATCTAATTTAAATGTAACTGTTCCAGTAGATGATGTTAATTCATTACCAATAACTGATTCTGTAAATGAATTAGCTTTTACACTTGGGTTTTGAACTAAGAATTCTAATAAATTAGTAGATGTAGATATATTTTGTTGTGTAGATATTATCGCATCGTTGATTGTTAAAGTTAATTGTTGACCAGTTAAAGTTGTAAATGCTTTACCTGCAATCTGTAATGTTCCTGTAGATATTCCAAGTTCAGCTGAAGATAAAACAACATTAACTGATGCAATAATTGCTACATTTCCAGTAGCTATTGTATTTTGATTTCCTGTTACAGATATATTTTGATTAGTTACAAAATTTAAAGTTCCAGTAGCTAAAGAAAGAGCATTACCTGAAACTGCAATATTAGCTGTTTGACTAGTAGTTACAGTTCCTGTTGATAAATTTAATTGATTACCTGTAGTAGGTATAACAGTTTGATTTACTACAACTACACTTCCAGTATTAGTAGTTAATTGTAAAGCTGAATCAGGTGTAACAGCACTATAAGGACCAGTGCCAAAAGTAGATGCTCCCCAAGTAGGATTGTATGTTCCACCAACACAAACATTTACGCTAGTAGTTATACCACCCCAAGTAACTGAACTCCAAGATGAGTAACCCCAATAAGTATTTGTAGCCATAAATTTCCTATGGCAAAATTACTAAGAGATTCTTAGAACCGCACTTGTTGAGTTAGCTGCTGGGAACTGAATAGTAAAGTCGCCGTTTGTTGAAGTCTTACTTCCACCGAAATCTAAAACAACAACAGCTTTGTTAGACTGAGTGCTGTTATAAATTAAACAACAAGAAGCTGTTAATGTTGCAGTAGAAAAAGTTGCATTATTAAAACTAACAAAAGAAACGTTTTGAGCAACAGTCACTGTAGAGTTAACTAATGTAGTTCCACCTGCAGAATATCCAGTACCACTTGCTTCGTTTGTTGTAATGTAATTTGTTGTTCCTGTAGAGAATCCACTTACAGTTGTGTAAAGTGCTAATTTAAAAGTGTTACCACCTGTTGTAGAAAAGTTGTGTGTCGCTGTGAAAAGCTCTTGTTTAAAACTATCTGGTACTATATTTGCCATATTAACTCCTTGTTATTTTCCTGGTGCTGGAGCATCCACAACAACTCGTGGTTCTCCATCAACATATTCGTCTCTTCTTCTACGACCAGTCTGTTCAACACCAAAGGACTCACGTGCCTGTTGATATGATTGTTCAAACATCTGTACCATATTATCAGGACCTTTGATATATTTATATACTTCTACCAAACTTCCATACAAAAGTAAATCCTGAGCATATGTAGAAATATAGCTCGTACTTGTTGTACTAGAGGTAATTGTAGCAGGTTGTTGATAATATGCAATATTTATTCCATAAGATTGATCTGGCGTAGGTGCTACAAACCAAGTCGTAGCATTCCAGTTTGCCCAATATTTAGGTTCTGCATAATAAGTAGATGATCCTGGTTGTGGGTTATATTCAGCTAACCAAGAACTGTCTTTTTGTAATAAATTAACAATTTGACCACTTCCATTAATCATTTCTACATATCTAATATTACGTAATCCTGACGGTACGGATATTGTTGAAGTTCCAGCACTTGTAACTGCTGATGCATATAATCTAAATGCATCTATATTAATTTCTCTATAAATTCTGTTTTCTGTATTTTGAACAATAACAGCAACCGTTGAATCTGATAACATGTTATCAGACAACTCTGAATAATTTCTAATTTGATCTCTTAGTTCTCCGTAGTTCATATCGTTTGCGCTGTTACATTAGGTCCACCAATTACTGTATCATAAGTTGCAGTTCCTGAATAGGCATTAAAGGTATAATTATTTGAATTAATAACTGTAATAACATAACCAGTAGTTGTAGCTAATACATCAACAGTAAATCCAACAGAACTATTAAAATTATTTAAAGCATTAACATTTGCAAATACAACTCTATTTCCACTTACTCTATTATGACTAAATTCACTAACTTTAATTGTTGAACTTCCAGTAGTTATTGTAAAAGGATTTTCAGCAAGTTCTACTGCGGATGGACCAATAGTTACATTTCCACCTCCAAAGAATCCTGTAGCATTTGCAGTATTAGGTAAATTAATACTATAAGTATCTGAACTAACGGATGTTAATGTAGAACCAATAGTTGTATTTAAAACTGGAATAGTAAAACCATTTCCTGATAACGCTCCTGTTATAACAATAGATGTTCCAAGTTTATTACCATGACCTGGGTCATTAATTAAAATAGTTGAACTTCCTGAAACTGAATAAAAAGGATTATAAGAAAGTTTTACTAATACTGCTGGCTCAACTCTGTCTGGTCTTGCGTTCTGCAAGCCTTGCGGATCGTTGCCTGGTAATTTAGGTTCTAATTGAGGTTGTTTAGGTTCATATTCTGAAATATGTACAAATGATCCATTCCACTCAGTTACCATTTCTTGATATGGGAACCTTTGTCCTGATCTATCTGAAATAGCCCAAGATCGTTTACCTGTTGAATATGTAGTCATTACATTCCATCCCCGAAGTATGATTTTGGAGAAACAAATAAAGAAGTTCTTTGACCATCTTCTTGTAATGCTCTTTGTAGATCATCTTCGTATAACATTCTTAATTGCTCAATTCTTTCAGGAGCGTGTTTAATTGATAAATAATATGCAAGACCTGAAGTTAAAGCTGGTAAAAATCTAAATACAACATCTGGAGTATTTAAATAAGTTCCTGCATCTTCAATTCTAGCTAAATAATAAAATATAAATTGATAATTACTTGGATTAGAAGCATTAGAATAATTAGATCCTGCTGTTTGATATAAAAATATACTAGGATTAACAGTTCTTTGTACATAATACTGAGAAGGTGTTCCTTGAGATAATTTATTAGGTAAAGCTGCATAAGCAGATCTATCTATTTTAGATAATGAAATATCTACAGGATTTGTTGTTACTGTATTATTTCTAACATAAGCTTCTAATACATCATTAATATTATTAGGGAAATTAGTAGGATCAGCTGCATAATTATATTCAGCTTGACCTAATACTAAATTAACAGTTGCTTTTTGAACTTTCCATAAATGTACACCTCTATTATCCCATTCAGATAATAATAAATTTATAGATCTTCTTGCTGACTTTAATTGATATCCACTTCTACTTCCATCAATACCTATACGTTCATAAGCTTCTTGAATAAGCTCATCTATATCCAGATTGAATGAAGTAGTTCCGGATGTTGTCATGATGTTATTACTTATCGATAAATAACGTAATCGTCATGTTAGAAATCGATGTACAACCTACACCGTTTTCATATAACACACCATCTTCTGGTAAATAAATAGTTTCAATTGCGTTAGTACCAACAATAATTGGAATATAGTAGTTATTAGTTGTTGTAGAAGATGCAGTAGTTGCATTTACTAATGTATTAATAACTCCACTTCCAGTTGATCCTGGAGTTGTTGGTTGAGCCATAATTCCTCTAACACGAGTTCTACCTGTAAAGAAAACACCGTTTGAAGTTAATGTGACCGGTTTGACGTCGCCTTTATATGACATATTAAAGTCTCCTTGTATTTTTTAGGGACCCCGGAGAGCCCCTAAAAAAGAATTAGTTAGTAAGTAGAACCTGACTGTTCGCCTTTTCCACCATTGTCAATTACTGTGTAAGTAAATACACCTGTAACGTTTCCAGTACCTGCTGTAGATCCAACTGCTGCTACTACTGTAGTATTAGCTGTAAGTCCTACACCTGTTACTAAAGATCCTGTAAGTGTAGTAAGACCTTTAACTCCAACTACTGCATTTGATGCAAATCCAGTTGAGTTAGCTGCAGATCCAATATTTACAGTTGCAGTTGTTGTTGTACCAGCTGCTACTACTGCTGCGAAAGCAAGAGGTATAGCACCTTGTGGTAATATAAATGGATTGTTTGCATTAACAGTTGATCCAATAGAAACTGCAGTTGCAGTTGCTGTTGATGACAAGAAAGTAATTACTTCTGACATTACTGCTACTCCTGGTGCAACACCAGAATTTTTATTTTGTCCGCCGTATGATCTTACCACACCTTGGAACGTTGAACGTGTACCCATGTTTATTCTCCTAAATTATCAATATAGTTTTTAGGCAAATCGTCTATACTACGTCTATATTGAAAGTTATGTATAGAGTTGAAATATAGCTTAAATTATTGAATAGCGCAAGGGGTGGCTTAAAGTTTCTCAACTTTTATACCAAATAATATAGCTAGTTTAGCTAGCTATAAATGCTGGATCTTCTTCTTCACTAAAAACAACATTATTTTGTTGTTTACTTGCTTCAAGATCCTGTTGAATCATAAGTCTTTTGACTTCTTTTAATTCAACTTCTAACCACTGCATATCAGTTGTTAGTCTTCCCTGTTCAAGAAATAACTTGTTCCACTGTGACTCCAAGTCTATTTTCTTGGCCAGAAGTGATTGGGACAATGATGTCACGCTCAACCTCCTCATAGGTTATATAAGAAAAATTACTTATCTGTTTATCAGTAATTAATTTTTCTAATTGTTCTTTACTCATTTTTCCCAGAAAGTCAAGTACTTTCTGATGTAAAGATTCTGTATTATTTATAGGCTCTGATTCCAATGTAAATTGGAGTTTAATTCCGTTTATGAATATTTTTATTAGGTAAGTCATCTTCTCACAGATGTCTTTATAGAAATTCACAGGGCGAGTCAAGCCCGCCCTGTAAATAAATGTCTTTACGCTCCTGAAGAACCGTAAATACCTCTAGGGTCAGACCATCCAAATGAATATCTTTCTCTAGCTTTGTATCTTACGTTA